ATCACTAAGGCTCAAGACAGAGCTTAAACAAGCTGAGAAACTAGCGTCCGAGAAAGACCTAGTAGACGCTCAGAAGTCACAGGTTCAGACCGAGACAGTCCTGAGGTCACAACAAGCACTCACAGAGCTTGAAGAAACATCTAAGCGCACCCGTGAAGCTGAGTTAATTGATGCCCAAGAAGCTCTTATTCAAAAGCAAATCCTCACCGAAGCCGAGCAAGTTGCCAAGGTGCAGGAAGAGGTAGACCTGCTTGAGACGCAAGATACTCTTGTTACTAATCAAGCCGCTACTGAAGTCCAAAATGCGCTAAAGGTTGCTGCGGAGACTTCCCTCCTCGGTGAGCAGGAAGACCTAGTGGAAGCACAGGCATTAGATGTCGCTGCTGACACTGCTCTGAAAGGAAACCAGAGCGCACTCGTAGCCTCTCAAAAGACCCAACTAGACGCCCAGACTGCTATCGAAGCAACAGCCGAAAAAGCATTCTATGACGGTGTTGTAGCTGGCACTCAAGACACCTACCGAGACTACGCTGCTGAAATGCGTATCATGGGTGTTCAAGAGTCCACGTTCCAGCAGACTCCTGCTTACAAGAAGGTAGAGCTGATTAAGGACGCCACTAAGTTACGCACAGCGACAGCCACAGAGACAGGCACAGATGCCACAGAGCTATCTGAGGTGAACAAGATAATGCGCTTTATTGGTGAACCTCCTGTGGCGGCATTGAACGACAACTCGTTAGCTTCTGAGACTGTTCGCTTACTGCGTGACACCGACACAGAGCTACAAGGCCGTGGGTGGTATTTCAACATTGATGAGGACGACGCTATAGTCCCTAAGTCACTCGTGGATACCCCACAGAAATACCGTGAGTATCTCAGTGTTCGTGTGGCTATCCTGTTGACCGAGCTATACCCACAGAGTGGTGTAGACATCCAGCGTCTTCCTAAGATGGAAGCAGAGCTACGGGCTTACTTCAAAGACCGTGAGTTCGACGACGCTAATTACTCCATATTTGACAGCTACGATGTAGCATCCAGAATTGGTATCAACCGCAACTACGACCTTACATGAGTAAAAAGAAATATACCCCCACAATACGAGACCTCCTCCTGCGAAAGCAAGTTTCAAAAAACGTAAAAAAACGTAGTGAAGCCTTGGACAAACAAACATCCATAATAATGGAGGAGCGAAAAAAGCGAAAAGCAAAAAACAAATACCTTGGCGCATCCGCACGCTCCGAAAAAGAAAAAGGAGCTTTAAGGACTGCATTACGGATTGGTGGGCGTCCTTCCCCATCTGGAAAAAAGTTTCCACGAATTGGTTCTAATAAGAAAATGTACTAACAAATGCCCCTAATTAATACGTCGGTTCCCAACCTTATCCAAGGTGTCTCTCAACAACCTGATGCAACTCGTTTTGCTGGTCAGTGTGAGGAGCAGGAAAATGCTCTTAGCTCTGTTGCGGAGGGACTAAAGAAACGCCCTAACACTAGACACATTGGCAGGTTAATGACGACTGCTATTGATGAGGACAGTTTTGTTCACTTTATCAATCGGAGTGACTCTGAGAAGTATGTGGTTATTCACAATGGGACGAAACTTCAAGCTTGGAACATGCTTACGGGCGCTGAAGCTAGTATTAACGGCTCTACAGGTGGATACACGCCCGCCACGGGTACTTACCTTTACGAAGCTGGTGCTAGAGAAAATCTAAAAGCGCTTACCGTTGCTGACACCACACTGTTATTAAACACTAATCATCCTGTAATAGCTAAAACGCAAAAGACACCAGAGTTAGTCAACGAAGCATTATTATTTGTAACACAAGGGGGATACGAGAAGGAATATACGGTCGAGTATGGTGTTAATATCGACGATGGAAATGTTACTACACCAGCAACGCTCAGCTTCAACTTTACGGCTTACCTTTACGACAATATAGGTGACGAGTATTTTGAATGGAGACACCGTTTAACATCTGTTACTGTAACAAATGCAGGAGTTGGATATGGGACAGGGCAAGCTACCGTAAGTTTAAATGTTTCATCAGGCACTGTTATCACTCCAGCCTCTTTAACCGTAACAATGGATGGAAGTGGAGGCGTTGCGTCCGTTGCTGTGAATAATCCCAATGGGAATATCTATAGAGGCACTGGACAAGATTGGACGGAAGGTTCGACTTATTATGGATACACCCTAGATGCTAATAATGGAAACAGTAACAGAGGACATAAGTATCATATAGAACCAGCTTTTGCTTATGATGTAAGGTCATCGAGTGCCACAGGGAACACTGACAACGCTACATATACCTCTGGAGGTAACGGCTCTGATAGCAATGCTAATACAAACACCATCTGTGGAGGAATAAAAACAGAGCTGGAAGGTGAAACGCTATTCAGTAATAACTTTACGATTGCTCGAGAAAACGGTTCCAATGTTCTCGTTATCACGGCAGACAGTGATGTAGATGAAATGAGTATATCTACCAGAGATTCTCTTGGAGACACGGGAATAAAAGCTGTCTTCGAGGAAACATCTTCAATTAGTGATTTACCTCTAGAGGCTAAAAATGGTTTCAAAGTCAAGATAAAGGGAGACGCCGAACTTAACGAAGACGACTACTATGTTGAGTTCCAAACAACTAAGAATTTAACCTTTGGAGCAGGCTCTTGGGTTGAGGCAGTAGGACCTTCCGTATCTTTAGGAATAGACACGTCAACCATGCCTCACTCGTTTGTTAGTACAGGCGTGGATTCCTTCCGTCTGGAAGAAATGAAAGTAGCGGATAGGTTTACTGGAGATGACGACTCTAATCCCCTCCCCTCTTTTGTATCACAAAATATATCGAATATGTTCTTTTTTAAGAACCGACTTGGATTCCTGTCTGGAGATAATGTCATACTCTCTGAAAGCGGACTAGGAGCTACGGTTGACGGCGTTCCTGAATACAACTTTGGTCGCACTACTGTTACCACTCTACTCGACTCTGACCCAATCGACGTATCAGTAGCTAGTAGCCGAGTAACCAACCTAAAGGCAGCTAAGGGCTTCCAAGAGAACCTTGTGTTGTTCTCTGAGAATGGACAGTTCGTCCTCAAGGGTGGCGATGTGTTGACTCCTAAAACAGTCAGCATCACTCCAATTACTAACTTCAGCTTTGAAGACCAAGTAGACCCACTACCATTGGGTTCTTACATCTACTTCCCATTCACTCGTGGTGCATTTACAGGACTTAGAGAGTTTACCATAAATGCCTCTACGGATGTCTACGACTCCCTTGAGGTAACTGAGCATGTTCCTGCTTACATTCCTAAAGACATCATCGACATGTCTGGGACGACTTCGGAGGACTTGATTGCTTTACTCAGTGCTAACGAGAAAAGCTCCCTATACCTCTACAATTACTTCTGGAACAACAATCAGAAAGTACTGAGTGCTTGGTCTAAGTTTACCTTTACTGATGAAATACGTGGTATCGAGTTTATCGACTCTACTCTTTATATGGTTATGGCCGATGACCAGTCTAATACTCACCTCGTAGCTCTTCCCTTTGAATCTGGACTGACAGACATCGACTACAATGATGCTCCTGCGGATTTCCTTACGCTGTTAGACAAGCGTGTGAGAGCAAAGGTGACATCAGGAAGCAACTTAATTGAATTTGAGCAGCCCGATGGAACTTATTCATCCGCTAATGGAGACCAGCCTTACGTCTTCGCTATTAGCAATCTACTGCCTGAAGTATTTGTGGACTCTGACGGTGTTACCCACACCCTTAAAACTCAAAATATAGGAATGGGTAGTCAGGTGTTACTAACTAGCGGCTCAGCGTCCTCAACCCTCTATGGCTACGTAGGCATCCCCTACAACATGAAATACAAGTTCAGCACTCAGGTGTTCAAAGCCTCTAGTGGCAACTCAGCGTCCCCTACAAATGCCTCTGCAATGCAAGTCCGCAACGGCACAATGTTCTTCTCGGACACTCATACGTTTGACGTTAAAGTAACCCCAGAGCATCGCTCAACGGCTACCTCTACGTTCTCCGCTGATGACCGTCCAGAGGCAGACCAGTTGGGAGCTATAAAGTTTGCTGAGGGTAACTTTAGGTTCCCTGTGTATAGCAAAGCAAAACATGCAGACATTGTAATTGAGAACGACAGTCCGTTTGACTCTAAGTTCAGTAGCGCTGAGTTTGAGTCCTTCGTGCACCCTCGGTCTAAACGATATGGATAAACTCATCAGCACCCACGGGTCTTGTAAGGTAGTAGTAGCTAATACTGCTCACGTAGCACGTATCTATCCGTTCATGCGTAAAGCAGACAAGATAGAGGTAGCCTGTATGGGCAATGAGCCGTGTACTTCGCTCCTAAGAGCCTTAGAAACAGATGACGTTACCCTGACAGTCCTAGATGCCGATGACGTTCCCTTTGCAATGTTCGGTGTAGGGCAGATAGGCGGGGTGGCATATATCTGGTGTCTCGGCACTGATGGTGTCGCTGATAACGCCTACGACTTCCTTAAAGCGTCCCGTGAGTGGACTCAACGATTAACCAAGCCTTATGGCGCAACCTTTAACTTTGTCCATGAGGACAACCATGATGCCATTAAGTGGCTCAAATTCTGTGGAGCTTCCTTCATTCGTAAACTTACCTTCAGCAATCAACCCTTCTTTGAATTTATAATCCCTTCTAAATAATATGTGTGACCCAGTAACTATCGGTGTAACCATGGGCCTAGCCCAAGCAGGCCTGTCTATCCATGGGCAACAGCAGCAAGCAAAGACCCAAGAGAGGGTGCAAAAAAATGCCACGCTTGCGGAGCAGCAGCGTCACCTACAAGAAATGTCAGCGTCACGCCTACGGGAACGCCAAGAGAAAGTAGCCGCGGCACAGGGCATCCAGCAGTCCACTAAGAAAGCCCGTGAAGCACGCTCAACGGCACGAGTAAGTGCTGGAGAGTCTGGAGTAGCAGGGTTGAGTGTTGATGCTCTTATCAATGACCTTACACGTCAGGAAGCTGAATATAGTTTCTCTGTTCAACAGCAACAACAGTTCAATCAAGTGAACCGTGACCTAGCGTTCCAAGATGGAGCTATGCAGTCACGTATGAACCTTCTTTCAATCAACAAACCCATAGCGCAACCAAACTACCTTGGGGCAGCCCTTGAGGGAGCTTCTACAGGTCTTAGTGCCTACGGTGCGATGAGTAAGGCAGGAATTGGACAAGGAGCTAACGCCGCCACATCGTCAGGGACATCAATGAAAAGCGTAGCTAAGTTAAGTCAGAAATCTTCTAATATGGGAATGTTAGACCTCCCTTTATACAAATCACCTTTTAATTCTTACAGTTAATGGCTAAACGACAAATCACAATCGACGACGGCTCCAAGAAACGGGAGCAAGTAGAGTTAAATCTTAATCCTGTATCCCTAAGTCCCGCAGTTCGCGCT